GCGAATGGTGCGGTAGGACAGGCAGAACGACCTGCGGGCCTGCTGACCCATGCGGACGCCTTTCTGGTCGACAACACCGTCGCACGCGAAGAACTCATCGGGGAAGGTGTACGCCTCGATGGTCTCCTCGAACTCCTCTGCGGAGATCATGGACAGATACGGGATGTTGTCGGCGTAGAGTTTGGTGATCTCCGCGCCGGTAGGCTTGTCCGTGACCTTGGTCAGACCCGACCAGGCCACGCCCTTGGCGTACTTGGACGCGGTGGGGTCCCAGACGTACAGCACGCCACGGTCCAGACCCGTGTCATAGAAGTGCTTGCCCGTCTCGTCCCACGTAAGAGCAGCCATTGTGTCTCCTAGCTGACATAGATGGTGAATACGTCGTGGTGCAGGCCGTCGGCCACGAAGTGCGACGAACGACGCGTCAGAGGCAGGTCCCCCACACGGTCGGGAATGTCGCTGTCCGGGTTCCGATCGATGACCGTCACCTGGTACCCCGTGGCCTTGAGGTACTTTATGTTGTCGGCGTGCCTGGCGTACTCGTCCGAGCGTCCGTACACTATGCACGGGTACACCATTTTGACTGTCGCCGGAGGTTGGTAGTAGACGTGGTCGGAACCCAGCGCTGTCGTCAGCATCTTGTGCAGTCTAAGGCGTCGGTCCATTGTAGACCTTCCCCAGCTCCAGCACGAGACGAGGACGCGCCACCTCGATGGAGCCCACCGTCCAGCGCGTCCTCATCCACGTCACGTACCTGATGCCTGCGAGGTTCTCGTCCAGAAAAGCGTCGGCCACGATTGAGATCTGGTTGTTGACCCGGAAGTCGTCCAGAATCTTCGAGCCGCCCTCCATGTTGCGGTAGATGCGCGTGATGTTCCCGAAGTAGTACCGCTCGACAATCTGGTCCTCCCAGACGCCGGGCGACACCTCCTTCGGAACACCGACACCGATCGCGCCGTAGAACCTCGCCACGGCTTACTTCAGCGCCTCGCGCAGAACCAGAGCGGACTTGTACTTGACCAGCGCGCCACTGACGCGGGTCTCGTACAAGTATTTCTCCTGGTTGAAGTCGATGTCGAAGTTGGTGAAGAAGTTGACCTCTCCGCCCTTGTCGGCACCGATGGTGTAGTCGGCGAGGTTGACAATGGCCCCGTGGTAGATGTAGTTCTCGTCCTTGGCGCCGTCAAGGACGTCGCACTCGACGATGCTCTTGACGTTCAGAGCACTCGCGACCTTGTCCACGGTCTCGTAGATGTAACGGCCGTTCTTGTCCTTGAGCTCGAGCATCTTGCAGACGAAGGCGTTCGTCGTGAAGAGCGTCGGAGAACCGCTGCCCTTGTAGTTCTTCCGAGCAGAGCGAACCGTGTCCACAATCGCATCGGCGGTGACGGCCTTGGGCAGGGTGACCTTGTGCGCGAACAGGTCGTCGTCGTGGATGATCGGGCGGATGTTCTCCGCCTTGATCTTCTCGGGAGCCGAAGCGGCGCGACCGTCGCCGATAAGGATCGCACGAGCGAGCTCCTCGTCCAGGGAGGTGCGCAGGTTCTGCTTGATCCAGTTGACCACATCGAAGTCTGTGATGTCCAGGATGTCGTCCCGGTCCATCTTGGTACGAACGTAGATAGTGGTCGGAAGGGTCTTGCGGTTGGCGATCTCGTAGACCACATCGGTCTTCATGCTCGCCTTGACGTAACCCTTGGCCCGGAGCGCATCCGGCGTCAGGTCGCTCCACTGGGTCTTGACCCTGGAGAAGGGGCTGTGCTTGCAGCCGTTCAGGATGATCTGGACCGAGGTCTGCTCTCGGCCGATCCGCTGCGGCTCCTTGTCGACGTTCGTGGCGTCGGGGAACAGGATCGAGGGATCCTTGATTCCGTAGGCCTGAGCGTGCGCGAGAGCCGCCGAACGCAGGGTCATGCCCGGCATCTTGGCGTCCTCGACGATCGCCTCCATCTCGGCGTGCGACAGGGTCGGACCTTCGTCGTAGCCGCCCTCAAACACATTGCTGTGCACCAGGTGATCACTCCCATCCATGTGCTCGGCGTCGTCGTACTCGTCGTCGTACTCGTCGTCGTACTCGTCGTCGTACTCGTCGTCGGCCTCAGCCTCGGCGTCCTCAAGGACCTCTCCGATAACGGCGTACATCGCTTCACGCTGCGCGTCGGTCATCGAGTCGATGGCCTCGCCGACGGTCATCTCGTCTTCGTCCATGTCTTCCTCATCGTCGAGATCCTCCTCCGAGTGCTTCAGAGTCAGACCGCTGTAAATGACTGCCTCGGTCTCGTCCTCGGTATAGGATCCGTCCGAGTGCTGGAGCGCAACATTCTCGATGAGCGCTCCAGGATTCGCCCCGGAAAGAACCAGGGACACCTCGACAATGTTGCCGTGAGTGACCGACGGGCCCTTCTGGGACAGCCTGTTGGCGTAGATGGACATCGAGTTGACATCCCCGTGCCGGACAAGCTCTTTGGCGCGTGACGCTGCCTCGCTCTTGTTGAACGTGCAGTACGCATACACACCATTTTGACGGTTCTCGAGCAGAGCGTGCCCGAGAACGTTGTCCGGAGCAGAGTGGCCATGCTGCCAGACCAACGGCACCTGCGCGCCGTCGTTGTCGATGAACGCGTTCGCCCGAATCACACGCCCGTCGGAGCATGTGATGTCGTTCTTAGTCGCCCATCCGCTGAAATCGAATCGACTCATTCCTCTCCTTCATCGTAGTAGGAATCGTCTTCGTCGGAGTACTCGTCTTCCTCGCCCTCGTCCTGATCCCCAACCGGATTGATGTTCGCGTTCTGGAGCTTGTCCGCCTGCTCGTCATACGAGGGCGGCAGAGAGAGGAATGAGCGTGCTTCGTTGGAGGTGATGACCTCCGCCTGTAGAAGCGTGTTCAGAGACTCGACCAGTTTCGACGGAGCAGTCGATCGGAACGGGTCACGAAGATACTGAATGCGATGCCCCCGAGTGCGTGCTGTCTTGGTCAGGAACTTCGTAGTCATGGCATTCGTGATTGCGCCCAGAATCGGCTCGACCGTTCGGCTCCAGTACTGCGTCTGAACCTCTTCGGTTGCCGTGCCGTTGACGACGGCCTCAGTAATGCCCAATCGCGCATAGACCTGCGTAGTCAGGTACTTCACCTGCTCGAGAAGGTTGTTCTCCGCCGCTCGGTTGAGCTGCGTGATCTTCTCCGTGCCGTCGGTGTAGGCGATACCGTACTTGCTGCCCTCGAGCTGATTCTCGATGTCCTTACGGCGGTTCTCCGCGCGCTTCTGCATCGCCTCAGTCTTGATGGTGTACGGCAGCTGGATGATGATATCGAGCTTCCCCGAGAAGGACTGCTCGTCCGCCTTGTCAAGCATTGACAGCTTGCGGGCCAGACGGGACAGCGTCGAGTTGTTCTTGTTGGTCACCTCTTGCAAGGGGTTCTCAACAATAGCGACCTGTGCCTTCGGGAGAATGATCTCCTCGCGCCGGCCGACCTTCTCGTTGTAGAGCTTGACCTTGACGTGCTTGGGAAACCACTCCGTGACTGATCCGACGCGCATCGATCGAATATCGTACGTGTCGGACTTGGCCGGATTGAGCGTGGTGTCCACCGGAACGATGGCCGCCGCATCGTCCTCCAGCAGGGACAGGACCAGGTCCTGGATGAATGTGCGCCCCACCTGGTCGACATTGGACGCATAGGTGAGGCACTCGTTCAGGCCGGAGTCGATCTCGCTCTCGTACCGCCCGTTCTTTCCGACGCGAACGTGCCGAATGGGCGTGGCCGCGACATCGATGGCGATCATGTTGTAGATCGTCGATATGATGGAGCGGTCGGTCGCGAGTGAGAGAAACGGCCGGTCCTGCCTAGCGGTATAGCCGGGGCCCACCGACCAGTTGCGAGCGTGCTCGTTTCCCGAGAACGCATTATACGCGTGGCGAAGTCGATCGAGTAAACTAGTCAATCGAACATCTCCTTGTTCAGCTTGTAGGCCACCCACGCGTCCATAAGCGCTGCGACCGAGTCGATCTTGTTCTCGTGCCGGGCCTTGAGCAGCTTGCGGTTGCCATTGGTGTCCTCGAGCGTGATTGCGTTCCCCATGGTGAACTGCATCATCGACTGGTCGAATAGCAGTCGACGATCCTGCGCCATGGCCTTGATCTCACCCAGGGGAACCGACTCGGTCTTAGCGCCCTGAATAACCTTCTCGACACCGAAGGGTCCGTTCTCGTTCGTCCACCGTTCCACGAACTCGCGGGCGTTGTACGGGTCGAAGCCTATGCAGCGCACGTCGTAAGCGTGCTCCTGGATGTACTCTTCGAGATCGTCGAAAACGGCCATGAGATCGAGCACGCTTCCGTCGAGCACCCGAAGCGAGGTTTCCCCAAGAAACTCCTCATACTTCTGCCGAGTCGCGCCAGGCAGACGAAGCATGGTGCGCTCCGAGATATAGCACCGCGTCTTTACACCGTACTGCTGATCACCCAGGGGAAACAGGAACGTGAACGCGCAGAAGTCGTCCCCCTGTGAGAGGTCCAGCCCCATGGCGCAGCCCATCTCCCAGAAATCGCGCTTGCGGTGCGGGAGCGTCTCCTCGTAGGTGAAGTAGTAGGTGTACCCCTCCATGGGAATACCGAACCGCTTGGCAAGGATGTCATTACGAGCGTGCGGCACGTTCTCCGCGCGCTCCACATCCCGCTGATACGTCTCGTAGGAGACGGTGTATCCGAGATTCGGCTGAGCCTTTCGCCAGGTCGACGGGTCCCCCACCTCCTTGACGTCGTCAAGGCGGG